AGCGCGGGCGGCGTCGCCGAGCGCTTGTAGATGAACACCAGCGCGTTCGTCAGGCCGTTCAGGCCGGCCGCGCCGTTCGGCCCGAAGCGGATGCCGGTCAGCTTCGCGTCGGTCGAATTGAAAGACGAGTCGAACGCCAGCCCAAGGCCCGCGGCCACGGTCAGCGACCGAACCAATGCGCCGTCCTTGATCCAGCGGATCTGGTCGTTGTCGTACGTCATCGCCAGCGCGGTGGCGGTCGTATAGGTGCCGTGCGTCAGCTCATTGGCGCCGCTCCAGCGCGAGGCGAGCGTGCCGTCGGCCTTCAGGTACCACGCGTAGTCGATCGACGTGTAGTTCGCGTCGACCGCAGGGTTGGCGCTCATGCCGAACATCAGGCTCTCGACCGTGGAGCCGGCGAAGGCAGAGACGAACGCGCCGTTGAAGCAGAACTCCATGCCATGCGCGCCCGCATTCCAGCCCGAGCCGCTGACGCGCGTCAGCGTGTTGCCGCTGCGCTGCATGCCGGCGCCGTCGAGCACGAGCGCCAGGTCGCTCGTCGCCTGCAGGTCTCCGAGGTAACCCAGGCCGGTGATCGTCACCTTCCCGCCGCCGGCGCCGCCCAGCGTGCCGTCGGTGTCGATCGTTACCGACTTGTTGTCGGTCGTGCTGTCGGCCAGCATGAAGCGCAGGTTATCGAACACCACGCTGCCGGCGAAGGCAAGGGGCGACGCGCCCCAGGTGGCCATCACGTAGATGCGGATGCCGTAGATGCGGCTCCCGGTCGGCACCCGGGCGCTCCACGGCGTGCGCTGCCAGCTCCCGGTCGCCGTCGACACCGCCGGCACGATGGTGTCGGTGTATGTCGTGAGCGCCGCGTTGGTGTAAAGGCGCACGACCATGCCCGGCACGCCGGAAGTGCGGGCGACGAGGTAGATGTCGATCGAGCCGCTCAGGAAAGTGCCGGTCGGCAGCGGCGTCGCCGCCAGGTTGGCCAGGCAAACCATGCCCTCGTTGCCGACGGCGCTGACGCCGTTCCAGCGCACGGCGTAGGTGCCGACCCGCACGATGGCCGTTTCCTTGACCGGCGCGCCGCCGCTCCACAGCGCCCAGCCCGCTGGGTAGGCGCCGAACGTCCAGTCGCTGAAGGTCGGGTTGAAGCCGAGCGCCACCGAGTCGTCGTTGTTGAAGATCGTCGAGTACGGGATGCCCTGCACGCCGTCCCACAGCGCCGTGTCGCCCAGGCCCAGCAGCGCCTGCGGCGCGAGCGCCTCCGACCACATCACCGCGCCGGTGAAGCCGATCGTGCCGCCCTCGGGCCCGCCGGCCTCGAGCGAGCCGATCAGGTACTGCGTCGTGCTCGGCGTGAAGGCCGTCCACGCCGCGTTGTCGTCGTACTGCCATTGCCCGGCGGCCTTGCGCACAAAGACATAAGGGCGGGCGCCGCCCGACGTGGCGAAGGTTGCGCCCGCCTTGTCCCACAAGATCCAGCCCTGCTGCGGCCCCTGGCTCGCGTACAGCGCGCCGTTGGGCACCGGCACCGCGACGCCGTTGAGCAGCACCGCGCCCGGCGCGTCGACCGCGTTGCCGGCGAGGTCGATGCCGTGCAGATAGCACTCGTTGTAGTCCGTCGACCCGCCGAACGTCGTCCGGTTCAGCTTGATCGCCAGGCCGAGCGTGCGGCCGACGACCGTCGCCGATCCGGTGAGCGGCGCCGACGGCGTGCCCAGGGCGTTCTGGCTGCGCACCTGCAGGTCGACGGTGCCGCTGCTCAGCGCGTCGATGTCGACGCAGTTGGCGCTGGTGAGCGCCATGTCCGTCCACGGCCCGCCGTTGTGGCGCCAGCTCACCGCATAGAGCAGCCCCTGCGCGGGCTGGGCCCAGCTCACCGTCAGGCGGCTGCGGTAGGTCGCGCCGAAGCGATAGGTCGTTTCCAGATACGAAAGCGTCGTCGGCGCCGGCGGCACCAGCGTCAGGCGCGAGACCGGCCGCGCCTTGAGCTGGATGCCGTTCTCGATCAGGTCGAACTTGCCCGGGTTGTGTGCGACGCCGAGCACCTCGTACTGGTCCTCGCCCGCCACCTCGGTCACGGCGACGCAGCGCCACGTCGTCGGCATCACCGCGTCGGAGGCGAGCAGCCAGGTGCTCTGCACCGGGGCCGCGACGCTGAAGGGCGGCGAGACCGTGAGCACGGCAGTCGCGCCGGGCGCGGTCGTCACCGCGCGCACCTGCGTCTTGAACGCGTTCGCGACCGCCGGGTCGGGATACTGGATCTTCAGGCTGTAGGCCTCGCCGGCGTGCAGCGTCACCGGCGCGTCGAGTGTCACGACGCTCGTCGTCGCCGCGTGCACCCGGCCGCCCAGGCGCTCGCCGGCCTCGCTCGGGTCGGCGATCTCGAACACCTGCCCCGGCAGTGCCACCTGGCCCTCGGCACCGACCCGAAACGCCACCGCCTCGGACTCCATCTCCTCGCTGTAGGCGGCCCAGCGCGCCAGGCGCTGCGCCTGCCCGCGCGAGGCGACGCCGATCGGGCTCAACTCCAGCTCGCGGATGCCGTAGCGCGCGACCAGGTCGTCCGGCGCGTAGACCTCGGGCACGCGCTTGCCGAGCTGCGTCAGGTCGTTGTAGTAGACGATGAAGACGCTGTGGCGCTGCAGACCGCTCTGGCCCTGGTACTCGAACGCGCCGTCGACCACGTTCGCAGGGCTGAACTGCATCACCGGGTCGGCCGGCGCGTCCTGCACCACCTGCAGCTCGCCGCCGGCCCAGAAGCTGATCGCGCGGAACACCGCCGCCAGGTCCTGCAGCACTTTGCGCGCCTGCTCGCGCGTCTGCAGGTACAGGCTGCACGTGAAGCGCGGCTCGAGCTGCCCGTTGCCGCGGTCGACCATGCCGTCGCAGTACTGCGAGATGGTGTAGAGCCGCCACTTGTTGACCGCGCCCGCGCTGACGTACTGGCCCAGGCCCCAGCGCGGGTGCGTTGCCACCTCGCGGAAGATCCACGCCGGGTTGTCCGTCCACGCGGTCTTGAACGTGCCGTCCCACGTGCCCGTGTAGACGCGCGTGATCGGGTTGTAGTTGACGGGCACCTGCACGCGCTGCAGCAGCATGTCGTAGGCGCGCGTCGGGATGTGGTTGAACTGGCGCGCGCTCACTTGCAGCGCGCCGATCGCCGAGTTCGGGTAGCGCAGCTTGAGCGACTGGATCTCGGTATAGCTGTCCCAGGCGAACGCGTTGACGATGGCGCTGCTGCCACTGTCGGGGCTGATGCGCTTGACGCGCACGTCCCACGGTGCCGGGCCGCTGAGCTGAATCCTGCGCGCGAACTTGTAGGTCGAGCCGATCTTTTCGGTGAGCGTCGCGCGGGCGCGCTCGACGAAGCCTCCGCCCGCGCTTTGCACCTCGATCGCGTACTCGAAGCTCGAGCCGCGCAGGTCGCCGGTCGAGGTGTCCTGGCTCGTGAGCTGCGGCACCGCGATCGTGACCCGCACCGTATCGACGGCCGCATTGGTGATCGTGCGCGTCACCGGCGTCGCGGCCGTCACGGTGACGCCGACGCCGATCTCGGTCTGCACCTGGTCGAAGCCCGGCAACGCCGCCTGGCCCTGCGTGCCGTGCGTGTGGGCGAAGACGACGTTCTCGAAGTTCTTGCTGCCGTCGGCGTTCTCGATCGGCACGCCGTCGAGGTAGACGCTCTTCAGCCCGTTGACGAGGCCCTCGATCTCGCCCTCGCACCAGAGGTCGACGACCTGCGCCGTCTGCACCGAGCGGCGCGTGTCGGGCGCCTCGACGGCCGCGCTGCCGCCGCCGCCCTTCTTCGCGCCTTCGATCATCGTCACGGCCCGTCCGAGGTGCTGACGTACGGGTCGGGAGACATGTAGGGCGGCAGCGTTGCCGGCGGGATCGGCGCCGGCGCCGCGGCGAGCACCAGGTCGTCGGTCGCGAGGCCCGCCGAGATCACCGCCGAGCCGATCACCATGCGGCCGAACCCGATTGGCACCGGCAGGCCCTGCTGCGTCGTATACACCGGTCCGGCATCGAAGCCGTAGCTCGGCATGTTCTCGGGCGCCGGCGCCGCGCCGCCCTTGCGCTGCGGGCTGAGCAGCGAGACGATGCCGCCGAGGATCAGCATCTTTCCGGCGAGCACACCGTAGGTCGAGACACCCGCCGCCAGCCCGATGCTGCCGCCGGCAGCGAAGATCGCACCCGCCGCGTAGGGCGCTGCGATCATCAGCGCCGCGCCGAGCACGACCTGCAGCAGCCCGGCGCGCTTGGCGCCCTCGATCACCGGCACGAAGCGGATCGGCTCGGTGCGGCCGACTGGCTCGACCGCGCGCTCGAGGCCGACCGTCTCGCGCTGCCCGCCGCGGCCGACGAACACGTGGTAGCGCGCGGGGGGGCGTCCGGGCGCGCCCAGGAAGGCGCGCTCGAAACCCGGCAGCACCGCGCACAGCGCCTGCGCGGCCTCCGCCGGGGTGGCGACGGCCAGCCGGTGCACGCGCCCGAAGCGGCGCCCCAGCGGCCCGTAGAGCCGCACCTCGCGGATCACCTCGACCGTCATGCCGCGGCCTGCAACGGCATGGCGAGCGCGCCGGTGCGGCTGCGGTGGCGCAGCAGCGCGAGCGTGTGGCGCTCCCAGTAGCCGCCGTACACGTCCTCGCAGCTCAGGCGCCCGTGCAGGTGATGCAGCAGCACGCCGTCGCCGAGGTAGACGGCGCCGTGGTTGGCCTGGTCGCTGCGCACCTGCATCAGGATCACGTCGTGGCGCTGCGGCGGCCCGTCGACGCGCTCGAAGCCTGCCTCGCGGTAGTGGCGCATGTAGAGGTCTTCGCCGCGCGCGGGCTCCCACCAGCCGTCCTCGCGCTCGAAGTCGGGCAGCTCGATGCGCAGCTCGCGCAGGTACCAGTCCTGGATCAGCGTGTAGCAGTCGAGCACGCCGTGGCAGAACTCGCGCCCCTTGTACGGCGCCTGCCAGCCCTCGGGGCTGACCGCCTTCACGACGCCGCTGGGCCAGCCCATCACGAGCCACGTCAGGGCGCTGCGCTCGCAGCCGACGCGGTCGGCCATGCTCGGGTTGGCGCTCGCGTTCGGGTGGCTGTGCACGACGGCGAGGACCTGGCCGATCTCCTCGGCCTCGGCGTACGTCATCGGGTCGAGCCGGAAGCGGTCGTGCCCGCCTTCGGCGCACAAGTTCGCCGCCGGCAAGTACAGCACGGCGCCGCACGCGGGCTCGCGTACCAAAAGGCCGCAGCACTCGCGCGGCTGCTCGCGCTCGGCGTGCGCGTAGATCGCCTCGCGGTGCTCGGGCAGCAGCTGCTCGATCGCGAACGTGTGGCCGGACTTCAGCTCAGGCATTGCGCAGCACTCCCGCGCCGGGGAAGATGTCGATCGGCAGCTCCGCGTTGGCGCCGAAGCGCAGCTTGCAGCCGCTGATGTGCAGGCTGCACTTGTCCTGCGCCGGGTCGGCCGTCGGCGTGTCGTCGGCCTTCGCGACCGGCCCGCCGGTGTAGCCGCACTCGGCGCTGCGGTACGCCGAACCGCAGACGCTGATGCGGATCTGGCGCCCGGGCAGCATCACGCCCTCGAGGTCGATCGGACTCACCAGCTCCCACTCGATCAGCGCGCGGTTGCGGCGCGCGACGCGGTCGAAACGCCAGACGTCGTCGGCAAGCGCGGCGGTCGCATCCGCCGTCGGGTTCACGCCGCCGGGGAAGTTCAACGCATCCAGGTACTTCACGCGCGTGCGCTTGCGCACCAGGAGAGCGCCTTGCAGGTTGCGATAGGCACGCGCGAACGCGCCGATCAGGCCACCGACGTTGCTGACGCGCACCGTCGGCCGCGCCGCGGGGCCGTCGGCGCGCACCTCGAAGCCCTCGGCCTCGATCGGCATCGGCTCGTACGTCGCACCCTGCCAGACGAGCGGCTGGCTGTTGGCGTTCACGCCGTTGTAGAAACGCACGACGGGCCCGCCGATGCCTGTCGCGTCGACGACGAACAGCTCGACACGCGCGCCCGGCGCGAGGGTGGTGAGGTCGCCGGCGATCGATGTCATGGCTCGAACACCTGCACGAAGGTCGCGCTGATGTCGCACTGGCCGAACTCGGTCGGCTGGCTGCGGCTCCAGCGCGGGCAGACGACGCGGATCGCCGCCGTGTGCCACAGCGGCGTCCAGTCGAAGGCCTCCACGCCGCCGCGCGCGCGCAGGAAGGCGATCAGGTCGTCTGCGTTCGCGTTGTCGACCGCGCTGAACTTCACGCTCCACTGCTGCGCGAGGGGGTTCAAGCCGTCGGCCTGGCGCTGCGCGTAGCCGTCGCCGAAGCGCGTCTGCAGTACGCGCGGTTCTTCGTCGAGCGTCGTCGCCGCGGACTCGATCCAGTCGAAGACGGCCATCTCAGCGCCCGCCGGGCCGCCCCAAGGGCGCTGAGCGCTCCACGGGGGCAGCGAACGAAGTGAGCTTGGGGGCCGTCATCGCTGCCTCCTCAGCGCCCCGCGCCAGCGAGCAGCCCGCCGGTGCGGCTTTCCTTCGCGGCCCACTGTTCGACCACGGCGAGCACCATGCGGCCCAGGTCCGCGCCGCCCGCCTGCTGCTGCGCCGGGCTGCCCTGTGCGCCGTTGATTTCGACGAACACCTGGTTGCCGCTGGCGGCGCCGCGGTAGTTCCTGACGTGGCGCGGGTCGCGCGCGGTCAGCACCTCTTCGCCGTCCATCAGGATCGCCGGGCGCTCGCCCGGCAGCAGGCCGGCGATGCCGCCGCCGTGGTAGCGCGGCGCCAAAGTGAAGACGGCCGGGTTCACCGCGCGCGTCGCGCCGCCGCCCGCGCCGACGACGCCGCCGCCGTGGAACAGGCCGACGACCTTGCTCCCGATCGCGACGATGGTGTCCCACCAGCTCTTGCCGCCGCTGCCGCCGCCGGCGGCGTCGGTGAACTGCTTGACGAGCTTCTCGGCGAGCTGCGCCTCGAGCACGCGCAGCATCGCGCGCGCGAAGCCGCCGACCATGTCGAGCAGCGCCTCCTTGCCGGTCTTGGCGCCGGTCGCGATGTCGTCGAGCGCGGTCGTGATGGCCCGCACGCCCTCACTGCGCGCCGTCTTCTCGATCTCGGTGCGCAGATCGCTCATACCCTTGACCTGGACCTGCAGCGCGTCGATTGCGGCGCGCTCGTCCTTGGTCTGCGCGAGCTCGCGCATGCGCTCGATGATCGCGTCGAGCGCCGGGATCTGCTCGGCGCGCAGCGCGAGCACGCGCGCCTCGCCTTCGGCCGTCGTCAGGTGGCCGGCCGCGACCTCGTCGGCGATCGTGCGCTCGTCGAGCGCGATCTTCTGCTGCGTGCGCTCGAAGTCCTCGCGCACCTGGGCGAGCAGGTCGCGCGTCACCTGCACCTGCACCCGATCGAGCAGCGGCTGCGCGTTCGCGCCGAGCTGGGCCGCGCGGGCGAACTGCGGCTGCATCTCGTCCATGCGGCGCGCGCGCAGCTGCGCTTCGCTCAGGCGCTCGCCCCGCGCGTCGGCCAGGTCGGCGCCCATCGCGCGCTGCTGGCGTTCGAGCTCGGCCGTCAGCAGCCCGGCATCGCGCAGGCGTGCCTGCTCGGCGTCGGCCTGGTCGCGGGTGCGCTTGGCGATGTCGACTTCGAGCTTGGCGATCTCCTGCTTCTGCGCGAAGAGTGCCTCGCCGATCGTCTCGCGCTCGTTCGGGTTCTGCGCCAGTGCCAGGCGGCTCTCGTTTTGCGCCAGCGTGCGGCGGCGTTCGGCCAGCTCGCTGCCAAGGCGCTGCAGGTCGTCGGCGGCGGCCTGGTCTTCGAGGCGCGCGCGCTCGGCCAGGTAGGTGCGCGCGTCCTGCAGCGCGTCGTCGTAGCGCTGCTGGTTGAGCTTTTGCTCGCGCGCGATCGCGTCGCGCTGCAGCTCGAGCGTGGCGTCGAACGAGGCCTTGAACGCAGCGACGCGGCTCGCGACGGGCGCTTCCTTGCGCAGCGCGTCGGCCTGCGCCTTGTCGATCACCTTCAGGCGCGCGGCGGTCTCCGCTTCCAGGTCCGCCGCGTCCTGCTCGCGCCCGCTTTCGCGCAGGAAGGCGATCTTCTCCTGGCTCGCCTTGACGAGCTGCTGGCGATCGGCCTCGAACTTGCGGTTGATCTCGGCGGCGGTCTTGTACTCGTCACTCAGGCGCTTCAGCCCGGCCTCGTCGCGGATATTCGGCCCGCCAAAGTCGGCCTTCTCGCCGCGCCGCAGCGCCTCGAACTCGGCGACGCGCTTCTTGCGCTCGAGCTCGGCGATCTTGGCGTCGAGCAGGGCGAGTTGCTCTTCGAGGCGACGCGCCTCGATCGGCGCGTAGCTGAATACGCTCTTGCCGATCTCGGCGCGCTGCTTGTCGAGCTCGGCCTGGATCTGCGCGCGCTCACGCTGCATCGCGCCGAGGTCGGAGTCGAGTGCGCGCTGCTTGGCTGTGCTCACGGCACCCCAGCCCGCGGCGAGCGCGCCGAGCGCGACGACCAGGCCGACCGGCCCGCCGATCAGCGCCAGCAGTGCCGACATCGCCCCGCCGGCGGCGATGGTCACCGTCACGACGCCGGCGAGCGCGCTGGCCAGGCTACCGAGGCCGACCAGCACCGCCGCGCCGGCCAGCGCGCCGAACGCGGTGACGAGCACGCCTGCGTTGTCCGCGGCGAGCTTGAGCACGTCGGCGATCGCACGCGCGACGCCGCTCGTCTGCGCCGCGCGGCCGACGAACTCGCTGATCGCGTTGTTGAGCACCGTGAAGCCGCCGCCGATCGTCGGCGGGATCGCGGCGGCCGTCTCGCGCAGCTTGGGCAGCGCGCGCGCGAGGCCGATCACGATCTGGTCGCTCGTGAGCTTGCCCTGCTCGCCGAGCGCCTTGAGCTCCGAGCGCGGCTTGCCCAGGCCCTCGGCGAGCGCGTCCAGGAACGCGGGCGCCGCCTCCGCGAGCGAGCGGAACTCGTCCCCCTGCAGCACGCCGCTGGCGAGCGCCTGCGCGAACTGCAGCACGCCGGAGGCGGACTCCTCGGCCGTCGCGCCGCTGCGCGTCAATGCGGCGAGCAGCGCCTCGGTCGTGCCGGTCGCGTCGGCGAGCGTGCCGCCGAGCGGCTTGATCGCGCTGTAGGTCTTGTCGATCAGGCGCGCGACGCCCTGCAGGCCCTGCTGGTACTGGCTGCCGAGCGAGCGCGCGGCGTCGAGCGCCTGGTTGAACTGTTGCTGGCCTTCGGTCGCGATGCGCAGCCGCGCGGTCAGGCCCGCGTAGCCGTCTGCGTAGCGCGTCAGCGCGGCCAGGCCGCCGCCCAGGCCCACCGCCGCGAACGCCGAGCTCAGCAGGCCGCGGATGCTCATCGCCTGCGAGCGGATCGTCACGAGCTGGTCCGACACCGGGCGCAGCGTGCTCGCGTCGGCGAGCGGCGCGGCGCCCTTGCCGGCGTCGGTGAGGCCGGCGATCTGCTTGTGCAGCTCGCCCACCTTGCGCAGCGCCTGCACGGTGTCGGCGCTGATGCGCAGCTTGGCTTCGATGTCGCTCATCGCATGCGTCCTACACGCGGCGGCGCCTGGGCGCGCCGGCCGTCGCGGCGGCGTTGTTCAGGGCGTCGAGGTAGTTCGCGACCGTCTTGCCGTCGCCGGCCTGCGCGACGCGCGCGGCGACCACCGCGAGGCGGTGCGCCTCGCGCTGCTCGGCGTCGATCGCCCGCACGAACCATCGCGTCTGCGCCGGCGTGTAGTTCACTGCCTCGCTCCAGCGGTGCCCGGCGCCGATCAGGCGCTGGAAGACGTGGTGGAGGCCTTGTCCGTCGCCGTCGCCGCCGCGGTCGCGGTCGCCGCCGCGAGGCTCGCCTGCAGCCTGGCCTTCAACGCCGGGAGCCGGCCTGCCACGCGCTCGAGCAGCGCGGGCAGGCTGCGTACAAAAAAATCTGCGTTCAGCTCGAAGAGGGCGAACAGGAGCTCGGCGAAGTGCAGCGGCTGAAGCTGCTCGACCTCCGGCCGGGCAAAGCCGCTTGCGCGAGCCGCAAATTCGGCCAGCTCGTCTCGGTTGGAGATGATCGCGCCGAGCCAGACGGCAAGCTTCTCGTCGCGGCTCATGCGCTCGTAGCCGGCGAGCGCCGGCGGCAGCGCGCCGAGCGCCGACATCAGCGGCTCGAGCGCGTGCGCCGCCTGCATCCAGCCCATCGGCGCGAGCGCGACGAACGAGCCACCGATCGGCACCTGCACCGGCAGCGCGAGCAGCTCGCGCAGCGACGGGTTCTTCGCGTTGTTGGCCTCGCTCATGGCGCGGCCCCGCTTACGGCAAGGTCAGGCTGAAGAACTGGCCGCCGGTGCTCGACGTGGCGCGCGTCAGGTCGGCCAGCACCGTGCCCGAGAGCTCGAAGTCGGCGAAGTCGTCGGTGATGAGGCCGAAGTTCTTCGTCGTCGACACGCGCGAGCGGTAGAGGTCGCAGATGACGCGCGAGCCGTCGTCGGTGTTGATGCCGTCCATGCGCACGTAGAGCTCGGGGGTCGCGAGCTTGAAGGCGCCGACCACGTTCACCGCGCCTGGGGTGAAGTCGGCCTTGAGCGGCATCACGTAGGGCCCGCCGGTCGTGATGTCGATGATCTCGATCGTGCCGGCGAACGCATCGAGCGTGTAGTTGGTGCCCGCGGTGAGCGTCTTCGGAGAGCCGGTCGAGTCCTTGATCGCGACCGCCGAGACGTTCTTCGACGGCAGCGCGAGGATCGAGCCGACGACCGCCGGGTTGCCTACGGTGGCCGCCAGCGCCACGCCGGTCTGCGCCGAGCCGGCCGCCACCGCCGTCGCGGCGCCGAGCAGCGCGAGCGCCATGTTGTCCTTCGTGAACTCGTCGAAGACGATCGAGAGCGTGCCCTTCCTGCTGCGCGTCGCGCGGCGCAGCGGCAGGCGGCTGCCTGAGTAGCTCTCGTTGCGCTCGATCGAGTCCTCCTCGAGCGAGATCTCGAACTTGCTCGCGTTGCCGATCCAGCGCAGGATGTCGGGCAGACCCGTCGGGAGACGGTTGCCGACGAGCACTTTGCCTTGTCCAAGGAAGCCGGGCATGGTGATCTCCTAAATGCGGCGCCCTACAGCACCAGGTTGATTTCGAAGGTAAGCGGGTACAGCCCGACGTTGGGCCCGTAGTTCGGCCGCCGCGGCCCGTTGGCGCGCCGGAAATTGCGGTACACGCCCTCGGGCGCCCAGCCGGCGACCGCCTTGTGCAGCCGGCTCAGCAGCGGCCCGGCGTGCAGGTTGCGCGCGTCCTTGTCGACCTGGTCGGCGTTGCGCACCGCGAGCACGACGGTGAAGCTCTGCACGACGGCGGTCGAGCGGCCGTCGCCGGCCTGGTCCGAGAACCGGTCGCCCTCCCACAGCACGAACGCGGTGCTGGTGCGCACGCTGCGCTCGGTGGCCTGCGCCATCGCCTCGATCGGCAGCACGTCGAGCTCGGGCAGTTGTGCCTTCAGCCGCGCGACGATCTGCGCGACGAGAAAGAGGTAGTCCTCGAGCAGCGGCGAGGCCATCAGGCACCTGCGGCGTCGCCGGCGGCGCTCTCGCGGCCGAAGATCTTCGCGCCGGGCTCGAACAGCACGCTGCCGGCGCCGGCGGCGGCCGGCACGTCGGCCGGCGCGATGAGGTTGACCTGGCCGCGGGCAACGAGCTCGAGGTAGCGCACCGCGTCCTCGTAGCCCTTGCGCGCCACCTCGTCGGGGGCGGTCGTCATGAGCCGGTAGCGCGCGATCTTGCAGCACAGGCCGTTCAGGATCGCGGGCGGGCTGGCGAGCGGCAGCGCGTAGCGGCCGATCAGGTAGCCGTCGATCTCGGCCGAGGCCGCCGTGAGCGCCGCGTCGAGCACCGCGCCGACCACCGCGCCGGTGCGCGGCTGCTCGATGTCGGTGAGCTGCACCAGCTCGGCCGTGCCGTAGGCGGTGAGCATGTCGGGCTGGGTGGCGTACATGGGCGGGCGGCGGCGTGACGTGACGGGCTTCGACCCTCGGGCCGTTGTTCGGCGTGGCCCGAGCTGCTAGTCCTTCCTCCGGGCTGAAGCCGCTTCGCCCGGCAGTCCTGCTGGCGTGGTATCAGTTGACCGGCTCGATGTCGACCTCGGCGACGGCGAGCATCGGCTCCTCGCGGATCGCATCGGCCTGCTCGGGCGTCAGCTCGGAGAGCGCGACGACGCGCGGCTCCTTGCCGAAGGCGTGGCCGCCGCGGCGAAAGCCCTCGCGGGCGGAGATGACCTTCAGGCCCTTGGTGGGCGCGCCGGCCGGCTTGTGGGTTTGCTTGGTTGCCATGTCGCTTGCTCCTGGTGACTAGCGCGGGCTCAGGCCAGCCACGGGCAGACGACGACCTCGGTCGTGTTGCGCATCGTGTTGGTCGCGCCGTTGGCGAGGCGCTCGGCCTCGACGACGGCCTTGGCTGCGGCCCAGTTGCTCCAGCCGACGTAGAGCTTCGTGGGCTTGACGGCGAGCGGCTTGCCGCTGTCGCCCTTGAAGGCGCCCATCGCGGCGCAGGCGGCGGCGTAGTTCGTCGCGTCCAGCGTGAGCTTGCTGGCGTAGGCGTACTGCCACAGGCCGAAGCCGACGTTGACGCGCGCGTCGACGCCGTAGATGAACTGGTTGCGCTTGAAGACGTCGTGGTCGTCGAGCGAGTCGAGCGCCTGGAACTTGTAGTCGCGCCGGCGCTGGAAGATGACCGGCTTGATCATGTGGCTGGTATCGATCAGGTACCACGCCGCGCCGCTGCCGCCCTGGAAGTTCGAGACGCTCGCCTCCGCGCCGGGCAGGCCCACGGGGTGGTCGGTGTCGAAGAAGTACTGGCCGTCGTAGCAGGTCGTCGTGAAGCCCGCCTGCAGCAGACCGAAGACGAGCTCGTCGGGGTGCTTGCGGCTGTCCTCGCCCATCATGCCGATGAGCGGCTTGTAGACGCCGTACTGGTCGTCCTCGATCGCCTCGCGCGGCACCTCGACGGTGTTCTCGTAGGTCTTGTTCTTGATCGCGTAGTCGTACTGGCGCAGGCTCTGGTAGACGCGGTCGCCGAGCCACTCGCGGAACTTGGTGGTGGCGCCGAGCCAGGCGTACTTCTCCTCGCTCGTCGTGCTGGGCACGAGCAGCGCGACGTCGGCCCACATGCTGGGCGCGAGCTTGAAGCCTTCCATGAAGGCGGCGTTGAACGCCTGCGTGAGCAGGCTGAGGTTGGCGCGGTTGACGATCATCGTGATCTCCTGGGGGCCGTGTGCCGTGTGCGGGCGGGGGGCGGTGGTGGCGGGGCCGGGCGCGTCAGAACTCGACCCAGACGCCGCCGTCGGCGTCCACGTCGCGGATCGTGCCGGCGACGGAGCGCGTCGAGCTGCCGTTGGTCTTGGCGACGGTCTGGTTGTCGACGATGTAGCAACTGGCGCCGACGTCGGCCAGGGCGATCGCATCGCCCGCCGTGGAGTTGCCGAACTTGAAGCAGCCGCGCCGGACGTTCACCTTGATGTCGCTCGCGGCGCCGGCGCTGTTGTCGGCGAGCGCCTCGGAGACGCCCACCGCCTTCAGCGTGGTCGCCGTGGCGCCGTTGACGGCCAGGCCCGATGCGTTGAGCGCGACGATCACGCCGCCCGGGATCTTGGTGCTTGCGGCGACGGGGAAGGCGAACTGGCTCGAATCGCGGCGCTGGGTGCCGCGGTCGACGGTGGTTGCGGTCATGGGTCGGTCTCCGGTCGGGGGTGTTGGGGCTCAGGCGGCCGCGACGGCGGCGGCGCGGTAGGCCTCGGGCGTGATGCCCATGCGGGTGCAGACGTCGAGCTCCTGCGCGCTGAGCGCGGCCGTGTGCTCGCCGCCGCCCTTGCCGTCGCCGGCGCCGCCCTTGGCGCCGCCGCTTTGCGGCTGGCCGAGCTGTGCGGCGGGTGCGGCCTTGATGTAGGCGTGCAGCTGCGCGATGTCGGCGCGGCCGATGCCCAGCGCCCAGTCGCGCATCGCGGGCAGCAGCTTGCCGGCGGCGATCGCGGCGTCCACCGCCTCGAGCACGTTGCGCTCGTTGATCTGGCCGCTGAGCTCGGTGACCTGCGCCTGCAGGGTGGAGACGAGGGCGAGCGTCTCGCCGTCGCCGGTGCCCTTGGCGGCACCCTTGCCGTCGCCCGACGCCTTGAGCGCGGCGACGGCGCTGAGCGCGGCCGCCTCGTCGGCACCGGCGGCCAGGCCGAGCGCGGCGCCGAGCGCCTGCGGCACGACCGGCCGCGCGCCCGCGGCTTCGGCCGTGGTGCGCAGCGCCGAGACGGCCGACAGCGCTTCCGCTTCGGTCGCCTGGGCGGTCAGCCCGAGGGTGGCAATCAGGGTGGCAAGCAGGGCCATGTCGGTCTCCTTTGACGGGTCGGCGTCGGGGTCGGTGAACTGCGCCGCAAGCACGGCGCACAACTGGGTGCCGATGGGCGCCATGCCCAACAGCGCGGGGTAGTTGGTGATGGCGGCCATCAGCACGCCGGTGATGCGCCCGGCGTCGTCGAACTTGATGACGGGCGAGAGGTACTTGTATTCGCCGGACTCGATGTAGGCCTTGGCGCGCTCGGTCCAGGCGACGTCGGTGGCGAACAGGCCGACGCCCTTGCGCCACTCGAAGCGCGTCGCGAAGGCGGCGGCCGGCGCCGGCTGGCCGTTGGCCTCGGAGCGGATCGTCTGGTGATCGAAGTCGATGCAAAAGGCGCTTTGCTGCGCGGTGCGCGTGATCTGCGCGGCCAGGCGCTCGCCCTCGGCGTCGTTCAACCGCCAGGTCTTGCCGGGACCGGGGCGGCCGTCGCGGGCGGCGAAATCACCCGCGGGCAGCAGCTGCACCTCGGCCTGCGCCTGCAGCGCGAGGCCGGCGGCGAGCAGCGCGATGAACGCGCTGCGCCGGCGGGCGGGGCTGCGGGAGGCGGGCGTCGGCATGGCGCGCACTGTCGCCCGCGGCCCGCGCGACATACAGGCCTACCGGTTTGCCAATGCGATGGCGGCCGGCCTCGCGCGCGCGGGAGGGGCTCGAAGTGCCGTTAACCGGAGGCCGAGCGCGCATGGCTACGGAGGGATTCCCCTTAAGGTGGTACGCGCAGGTTCCTGCCTAGAATCCGCAAGCCCGGCAACAAAGCCTAGAAGGGCCCCAGCGTGGCCGAACAAACCTCGGATGACCTGAGCGAGCGTGACTGGCGCAACCACCGCTCCGCCATGCTGATCGAGGAAGGTGGCAAGACGATCCGAGCGGCATTTGTCGTCGGCTGCGCAGCCTACATTGCATATCTCCTTTCGGCCACGATCGAAGCAGTTGCGGCTCAACTTGTCGGCAAACATACCGAAGCCAGCATTGTTCTCAGCCTCCTCGGAGAGCTGAAGGTTTCGGTGGGGATTGCGTGGGGGTTCGGAGTGGGCGGAGTCTTGTACGGCTGGCGGCAGAACCAAGCGCGCAGGCGGGACATTCGTCGACTGTCGCTGAGAATTCAACAGCTCGAGGCTAAGATCGACCCGAACCGGACATCAAGCCGCCTGACTCCTGACGGGGCGACCAACCCGGGAGACAAATGATGATTGCATTGCAAAGCGTGATCTCGTTGGCGTTGGCCATCTGGCTCGTGTTCTTCCTCTTCAACTACTACCGCGTCGATCGCCTGCGGCAACAGCTCTTCGAGCTGAGGGACAGGCTGTTCGACGAAGCAGCGCTCGGCAGGATCGGCTTCTCGAGCGAGTGCTACACATACACCCGCACGGTGATGAACGGCATGATCCGCTTCGCGCATCGGCTTTCGCTCAGCCGTGTCGCGATTGGCCTGCTGACGGTGTCCGCAGAGCAGCACACATGGGTGGCGGCAAAACATGATGCCGTGATGAGTGCGGCATCGCCAGAGGATCGCGCTCTTTGCGCGCGCTACCTGGCGGAGGCGAACAAGCTCCTCGTTCGCCATCTCGGCAGGTCGCCATTCATGTTCGTGTTGCTGATCCCGATGATCGCCGGCGTGCTGGCGCTGGTGGGGATCAGCTTGACGACTGTGGTGGCGGGCAAGGCCCGACGATTGCTATCGCGCCTGGACGACGCCGCGTTCCGCGAAGGCGCGCGAGGCAGCCAGTTCATGCTGTCGCGGTAGCGAAGGGCGCTCTGCAGCGAACCGCCGGGGCGCAACTAGAGCAGGTCCTGCAGGTAGCGTTCGATCAACTGGATCACGTCCTCGCGGTCATAGTCGCCGAGCGTGCCGGTTTCGGGGACAGCGGTCAGCAGGCCGCGGCGCGCCATGTGCTTGGTGCCGAACTCGTGGAACATCGCGTACGGCTTGTCGAAGCCGATCTCGACTGCCCTGCCGCCGTCGGTGAGGTTGTGCGTCAGGCCGGAGCGCATGCCCTGGTCGGCGCGAATGAGCAGGCTGCCAGGCACGTTGCCGTCGTACTTCTTCTGGTACGCCCTCTTGGTGCTCGGTCTGAGACCGTCCCACGGCAGGCCGGCGGGGTCGGCCTTGAAGTCGTCGAGCCGCTGCGCGGTGTTGGCCTCCAACGTGGCGCCGATCAGGTCGAGCAGTTCGCCCGGATGTTCGAGCTTGTCGATCGCGTGGTTGAGCCAACGCGACAGCTCGTCGTCCTGCAGCTCGATGGTCAAGCGGTCGCTCATGTCTTACACTCCTTGCAACGCGGGAGCGGTCCCTGGCCGGACCTCCAATCCTACCCGCGCGACCACCGGACGGGCCAGCGCACGGTGGTTTTTCATTTCTGGCGGTTGAACAGGCGCGTGCCGATGCGCGCACTCCGAATCACCAGCTCCTCGGCCGCCTCGTTCTCGGCCTGGTAGGCCGTCACGCCCAGCCAGCCGTCCGCTCCATCCTCGAACACCGCGACCAGCGGCTTATCGTCGCCTTCGATGCGAAAGCGCGCGAGGTAGCGCCTGCGCAGCACCTGGCGGTCCTTGGCCACGTGCTGCATGAACGCAGCCCAGATCTCGTCGGGTTGCTGGATCGCCAGCGCCAGCAGCAGCACGAAGCGCTCGCGCCCGCGCTTGACCTTCCAGCGCCCATCCAGGCGCTTGAACAGCTCGTCGCTGATCACCAGGTCCTCGCCCGTGTTGTCGATGAAGCGCGCCGGCCGGCCGATGGCCGCGCCGAACTGAGCCAGAAAGGCTTGCACCGCGTCCTGTTCGTCCACGCCCTCGGGCAGCAGCATGCCGGCGCTGACGACGCGCGGCGGCGGCATGGCCAGTGCCGGCTGCAGCGTGGGCGTGCTGCGGTCGAAGGGGTCAGCCAGCAGCGGCTCGGGCACCACGCCGCGCAGCGGGCGCTTGCCCATGTCGTAGGCGAACGCCGGGTCCACGCCGCGCGGCAGCGTGACGGCCTGGCCGCTGCGCAGATCGATGCGCTGGACCATCTCGTCGGGCGGCGGCGTGGTGACGGTCTTGCCCGCCTTGCGCAGCCGCTCGACCTGGCGCTCGGAGAGCTGCTGCACGGTGCAGCGGCAGTTCCAGGCCTTCACCGGCTTGTGCAGCTCCCACCACGGGTCGTCGATGGGCAGCGTCACGCCGTCCCACGCGCGGTGCGTCTCGCGCACCTTCTCGTCGCGGCGGGTGACGTAGCGCAGGAACGGGAAGTACTTCTTCGTGCGCTGAAAGCGCTCGTCCTTTCCCGCCGCGTAGCTCACGGCCAGGTTGGTGTTGAAGATCAGGCGCAGCCGCGCGTCGTTGAAGCGCGTGGTGCGCGTCTCGCCGCTATCGGGATGCGTCACGTCGACGCGGCCCCAGAACCCCTTGTCGATGAGCCGGGCGCGCACGCGGCGCACGAAGTCGCGCTCGACGCCGCCGCCCTGCAGCGCGACGCCGAGCTCGTCGTGGACGAGCTGCAGGATGTCGTGGCGCATCACGCCCGCGACGGCAAAGCCGCGCAGGTGCTCTTGCTGCCAGACGTCGTGCCATCGAAAGCTCGGCAGCAGCAGGTCGCGGCGCTGGAACGCGGCAACGGCGTCCTCGGGCTCGACGATGCCCAGCCGCGGCGCGGCCGACACGGGCTTGGCCATCTGCGGCGGGCTCGCGTCAGGCCCGCTCGGGCCAGTGCGCGCAGATCGCGCCCGGGTTCGCGCCGCGCACCTGCTGCGCCTGCAGGGCGGTATCGAAGAGCATGACGCTCGCCTTCGCGATCGGGGGCGCGTTGTCGGGGAAGATCGTCAAGTTCACGGCGACCGGGCCGCTCGCGGTGTCGTGCGAGCTCCAGACGCGGGTGATGACGGCAGGCGCCTCGACGGCGCCGTTGCTGGGAATGCCGAGCACGATGACGGTGCGGCCGATGGCGGGCTTCATGCTTGCTCCTGGGGGTCGGCAAAGAGGTCGATATCGGCCGCGCCGGCCAGGCGGGCCATGAAGGCGGCGCGCGCCAGGCGCTCGGCCATCGGCCGCGCGTCCATGTGCGCCAGCAGCTCGGGCAGGCGCGCGCGCAGCGAGTCGAGGCTTTCGCCAGCCGCAATGGCTTTGTCCATCTCGGCCAGCAGCGGCTCGACGATCGGCGCGAGCATCAGCTCCCAGTCGGCCAGCGCTTCGTCGACCAGGTCGTCGAGCGCGTCGCGCGCGGCGGCGGGCGCCACCTCGCCGGCGAGCGCGGCTTTCTTGTCCTTGGCGGCGTTGGCGTCCTTGGCAGCCTTGGCCGCGGGCGGCGCGTCGGATGCGCCGGCCGCGGCGGCAGGCGCGGCGGCGGGCCCGCGCAGCAGGTCTTCGCCGTCTTCGGCCTCGGGGATGCGCAGCCGCCGGTGCATGTCCTTCACGCCGATCTTCATGCCGGCGGCGGCGAGCTTCGGCAGCGCGTCGGCGTAGAGCGCCAGGTCCTCGGGCTCGGGCACGTCGATCGTGAAGCGCGGCAGGCGCTTCGGGTCGGCGCCGGGGATGTTGAGGATGACGAGCGGCGCGACGAGCTGGGCGGTGAGCGTGCCGGCGATGCGCCGGGCGTCGCTCTTCAAGATGTCCAGCCGCACCTCGTTGTGCACCTGGCCGAGCGCCTGCGTGCCGTGCTGGCCTTCGCCGCTGGTGAGCGTCTGGCCGAGGATGGCCTTGCTCTCGGCGGCGTCCATCGCGTCCATCATGGTCTGGAAGGGCTTCTCGTTGCCCTGCGCGGCGTTCTGGAACTCGAGCGCCATCGCCTGCGGGATGATGCCGGCCGCGTTGTGGCCGATGCCGACGACGGCCTGCAGCAGGGTGCGCTTCTCGGCGTCGCTGGCGCCGGTGGGGTACTTGCCCAGGCGCAGCGGCAGGCCGTAGATCTCGAGGAACTCGGCCAGGTCGCGGGTGGCGTAGCTCTTGAAGAGGTAGGGCCAGGCGAGGATGCGCGCGAGCGAGCCGCGCGCCAGATAGCCGTTGCGGCTCTTGTGCACGTGGGTGAGCCAGCCCCAGGGGCGCAGCGCCACGCCGTACTGGCTGGTGGCGTCGCGCAGGGTGAGGGTGCGGCGGCGCTCGTCGAGCGTGAACCAGCGCTGGGGCTGCGGCTCGAAGCGCGGCTGCAGGGTGCCGGCGTCGAGCTCCCACCACATCTCGATGCACTTGAAGCCCTTCAGCACGGCGTCCATCAGCTCGATCAGGATGACCTCGTCGAAGGCGGGGATCGCGCGCAGCCATTCGCGCGCCTGGTCGGCGGCCTTCTGCTCGGCGCTGCTGGCGCCTTCGGGGGGCTCGACATCCCACTCGAGCGTCGCGAGGGCGCTCTTGCGCTTGGCGAGCTCGCTGTAGATCTGGGCGTCGCGCTCTTCCATGTCGTCGGCGAGCTCGAGCTGGCGGATGAGGTCGCCCTCCTCGGCCTCGCGCAGGATGGCGTTCAGCCGCGCGGGCGTGAGGCCGCGGCCGGGGTGGTCGTCGAACTCGCGGTGCAGCCAGGCGGTGCGGCTGAGCTCGGGCGCCTCGGTCTGCGGCTCGCGGATCGCGGCCAGGTCGATCGGGTTGCCGTGCTGGTCCAGGATCATGTTGAAGCCCTTCGTGATTGCGCCACTTGCAAAGCGTTTGCGCGTGGCGTAAGCTGCGGCGCAGGTGCACACAACACCTTCTCAGAGCGGAACGCCTCGGCCGTCATCCGGGGCATTTCTTCGGCTAAGCTCATCCGAGCAGAGGCCGGGTGGCGCCCAGCCATACAAGACCCGCAAGGGGAAAACTGGGGGCCGCCTCTGAGCGGTTGTGAAGCGCCCGGCCGCCTGTCTCACAAGCAGGCGAATCGACCCCGTGTCTGCGACCGGGTCGCTCACTCAGAGGAGATGAAATGCCCGACACCACCCACGCCGAACTTGCGGCCGAGCTGGCCGCAATGCGCCAGCAACTCCAACAGGTCGCCACTGACGTTTCGGCGATCCTTCGCCTGGTCGACGTCCAACGGAAGTACACGCCGCGCGAGTTGTTCGTTGCACCGCCCAAGCAGAATCGCCGCGTGGAAGCCAAGCCCCCGTCCCCGCGCCGGGGGTACGGCCGCGTGTCCCCGCAGATGCAGGCGCAGGCCCAAGCGTTGTTCGCCCAGGGGTGGAGCACCGCAGATGTCGCCCGCCGACTGGGCGTCGGCAAAACGACCGCGCACATGCTCAAGCACGGCCGGTATCCGACGAACCTGCGAACGGACACCGGCACCGACGCGGGCGAGCCGCAATGAGCGCCGTCACGCCGAGCCGGATGCGCATCGTCGAGTTCGACATGGCGGCGCGCGACGACCTCGAAGACGCGCTGCACGAAGTGCGCAACCTGACGAGCACCCTGGCCGGCATGCTCGGCGACTACCAGCGCGGCGCGGTGACGCTGGAAGCGGAAGGTCTGTCGGGGGTGTTCCACATGGCGTGGCGCAGGAGCGAAGAGGCGATCGGGGCTCTGAACCGCCTGACGGGCGTCACGCTCGGCTGAAGGCCCCGAACGTCCCGAGCGCGTAAAACGGCCCAGGAGCGCGCGAACGGGCGGGTGGCACCCCACGGCGCACCCCGACGCCGACAGGCCCGCAGCGCGGCCCGTGTGGCGGTTATGAACCGATTCCCCGCCGGGGCCGGCTCTACGCTTCGCCGTCACAACGTGCCCTCCGGCGCAAAGGCGTGGTCGTCGCGGCGGTCGCCCTGCTCGTCGTCGGCCCAGATGGAGCCCTTGGCGGGCGCGGCGTCCCACGCGATTTCGCCCGCCTCGCGGCAGAACGCGTAGACCATCAGGAAGAGCGCGATCGCGAAGTCGCCGTGGCGGCGCTGCTTGGCGCCGCCGTCGGCAGCGGCGGCGCGGGCGGCTGCGCCCTGGGTGTCGGCGCGCGGGATCTTCGGGATGCCCTGGATGAGCTTGATGGCGCGCAGGTCGTCGCGCAGCGCGGCGTCGCGCGGGATGTCGGTGAGGGTGCCGTCTTGCAGCGCGGCCTTGAGCCGGGGCATGTGCGCCAGGTAGAAGGCGTCGGAGAGCTTGACCTGCTCGATCATCTCGACGCCGTACTTCTGCGCCGCGGCCTCGGCGAGCGCGGCGCCGTTGCCGGTGGCGTCCATCGCGCCGCCGCGAAAGCGCGGCAGGCGGTCGACGATGTACTCGAGGATCTGCTGCTGGCTGCTGAAGGGGCAGTTGGCGAGCTCGACGGTGATGCGCGGGCGGCGCGTGAGGTCGGTGTCTTCAGCGCCGGCGACCATGATGCTCTGGTCGCGGTTGCGCGCGAAGTCCTGCGCGAAGACGTGGCGCTGCAGCGGGCTCAACCGCGCCAGGTGCGGGGCAAGCTGCTCTTCGCACCAGCCGAGGATGGCGAAGCGGCGCACGTCCTCGGGCAGGTAGGCGAAGGCGTCGTCCCACTGGCCGCGCACGAGGGCCGGGCCGCCCTCGGCTGCCGGCTTGTTCGTCATGCGCTGCTCGATCAGCGTGAGGCTCAGGTAGGCGCCGGCGCTCTGGCTCGGGACGACGTCGAGCTCTTCGGCCGCATCGTCGCCGTAGAAGGCGTAGGCGTCGGCGACCCACTTGTCCTCGGCCGCCTGGCTCCACGCAATGCCGCGGCGCAGGCACACGCGGCGGTACAGCCCTTCGGCGACCGCTTCGCGAAACGCGATGCGGTGCACGGTGGCGTCGCCGCGCTTGCCGGCGCGCACTTCCCGGATGAGCTGGTTGAAGGCGTTCTCCACGCCGTCGTGGGTGCTGATGATGCGCACCTTGCTGCCCCACAGCAGCATCGCGAGCGCGGCCTTGAGCATGGCGGCCAGGTCCTGGTGGAAGGCCGCCTCGTCGATCACGACGACGCCCTGCTTGCCGCGCAGGTTGGTCGGGCGCGAGCTGAGCGCCACGACGCGCTTGCCGTTCGGGAAGCTGACCTCGAAGGTCTTGATGAAGCGGCCTTCGCCGTCGTCGTACAGGCCCTCGCCGATCTGGCTCGCCGCGTAGTGAAACGCCCTTGCCCAGAGCGCAACCGCTTCGATGTACTCGCGCCCCATGTCCTGGGTGGCGCTGATGTACATCACGTTGTCGGGCCGCTCCTCGCGGGCGGCGATCGTCACGTCGTCGGCGGCCTCGGCCCAGGTGAGGCCGACGCGGCGGCCCTTCTCGGCGAGCTTGAGCTGCGCATCGTCGGCGACCCAGCGCTGCTGGTAGCCGAGCAGCGCCGGCGGCGGCGCATCGTGCGAGGCGGCGGCGTCGAGCAGCGGATCGCGCGCCTGGCCGGCGCCCTCGACCGCGGCGCGCGCGGCGGCGGCGACGGCGCCGGCGCGGGCCAGCAACTGCGGGTCGTGACCGGGCATCAGCTGCCCCCGGTTGCCGCGGCGGAAGGCGGGCGCTGGACGATGCCGAGGATCTGCGAGCGGATCTCGCTGACCTGCGCGGCGGTGAGGCCGCCGGTCTTGGCGATCTTGGCCACGGATGCCGCCGCGGCCTTGGCCTTGGCCTCGACCTCGCTGTTCCAGCGCGCCTGGTTGACGCGGCTGCGGGACAGGCGCGAGAGGCCGAGCGCGGCTTCGTTCATCACGGCCAGGCGCTCGCGCGGATCGTCGATCTCTTCGCTCTCGCGCACCTGCAGGAGCAGGTCGAAGACCTCGCTCTGCACGATCGCCATCGCGGCGGCGCTGCGGTTGTCGCCTTCGTCGGGTGCGGTCTCGGCGATCAGGCGCGCGGCTTCGGTGGTGGCGCGGATCGACTCCTGTGCGCGCTTGATGCGCAGGCTTTCCCGGCCGACGGCGCTCTTGCCGAAGCTGGCGGCGACGCCGCCTTGCTTGCACAGCGCGTTGAGCTCTTCGGTGAGGGCGACGATGTCGCCGTAGCTGCGCTCGACGATCGCCTTGTGCAGCCAGGCGCGCAGCTCGGCCGGGAGCCTGGCGATCTTGCCGACGGGCGGCATGTCAGGCTCCGGGCGCGCCGGGCGGGGGGGCGGAAACGCCGGGCACGCGGGCGCGGCCGGTGGCGACATCGAGCCCGCGCGCGGTGAGCACGGCAAGCGTGAGCGCGTCGGCGTGCGCGGTCTCGACGAGCGCCTGCTCGGCGAGCCAGGCGAGGTCCTGCTCGATCCGGTCGGAGCTGACGACGTGGCCGACGGCGTCGCAGTAGCGGCGCAGCAGCAGCGCGTTGGCGCGGTACTGCGCCGCGGCAGCCAGCGCCTGCAGGATGACGAGGCGGCGGTCGGCAGTCTGGAAATCGGCGTAGGAGATCATCGCTTCTGGTGGCTGAGCAGGAATGTCTCGATGCGCCCGAGCGTCGAGCGGACGGTGCCGATCGCTTCCGTAAGACCTTCGGTGCGCTCGCTGATCGCCTTGACCGCGCCCTCGAGCTCGCTCAGTTCGTTGGACGTCGGCATGTGCTTGACGCGCTCTTCGAGCGTGGTGATGCGGTTGTTGAGCAGCTCGTGCTTGGCGCGCTGCTCTTCCTTGATGGCGGCGATGGCAGTGGCCGCCTCGACGCCGGGCTTGCGCAGCCACAGCGTCGCGGTGAGGCCGGCGCTCCAGAGCACGAGCACGAGCGTGAGCCAGTCGTTGATTTGGCGGATGTCCATGTGGATCACGGCTTGCCGCCGAGTTGGGGCTGATCGACGAGGCGAGCGACGATGACGAGCAACCCGAGGATGCCGGGCACCCGCTCGGGCCCGATGCCGACGGCCCCGAGCACGGCCGCCTGCGCGTCGAGCGGCAGCGCGGACCAGGCGACGGCGAGCGCGGCGACGCGCACGCTGAACATGCGCCAGGCCTGGCGCCAGTCGGGGATGAGGGTCATGCTGCGGGCGCGGGCCACGGCATCTCGCTTACGTGCAGCTCGAGATGCTGGTGGACGTAGAATTCTTGCGTCGTGTGCGGCGCCACCGTCACCTCGACCACGGCCGCCGGCGCGCCGTCGGCGCCCAGCTGCACCTGGATGACCTTCACCGGCCAGCCTGCGTGCGCGTCGATCGTTACTTTGGTCGTCATGTCTGCTCCTGCTGTTGCTGTGCTAGATCCGCGAGTAGCGCGACTCGACGAACTCTCGAGCACCAACTGACGTTGGGTTGTTGCGCATCCGGCCATCCACGTCGTAGGCGGGGGCGGTCAGCGGCAACGTGTACTTCAGCGGCGAGCCATCGAGCAGGTAGCCCAGCGCATCGACCTTCGGGTCGGCTTCAGAGAACGTGCTGCCGGCCGCGAGCCCGACCCAAGATCCAAGGCCCACGGAAACGCTATTGGTCGTCCCCACGCGCGGCTGCGCCGCGGCGCCTGTCCAGTAGTAGCAGTTCGCGAGGTTCAGGTAGCCGGTGGCCCCCGAGCTCACCCCGCGGCCGTCGATGGAAAGGCCCGGCTTCGGGTAGAACTCGTAGCCGAAGCTGCGCGCGCTGATGTTGTCCAGATACGTGCGGTCGTAGAGCAGGCAGTCATTCGCCCGGACGGTGTTTGCGACCATCGGCTGCCCGCCGAACTCCTCGATCGCGAACATGAAGCCGTAGGGGTTCATGAACGTGGACCTGTTCAACGTCAGGCAGCCGTCTTCCATCGTCCCGTAGGCGCCCGCGTTGGAGAACACGCCGATGCCTGGAATGAGCGCCAGCGGCGGTTCCATGCCGAGCGCACGTGAATAGACCGGGAACGGCGCCTTGCCATTCGAGAAGTGTGCGTCGTTGACGCACATCTTCCCGTCGCCGGTCCTGCTGATGAAGCTGACGGCGTTCTCGCCGCGGAACCGGTCAATAACGGCCACATTGCCGGCCCCGAGGATCGAGCCAACGAGCAGTGTGCCGTAGGCGCGATTCGAGTTATCGCCCGAGCAGTCGATCAACCGGCCGTTGACCGTGCCCTTGCTGGCGCTCGACATCGTGCCGATGAGCGTGTTCAGGTGGTAGCCATCCAACGTGCGCACGCGCTCGAACGTGTTGTCGGCCGTGTAGGGGCCGAGAACCGTCGCGTCCTGCGAGCCGTTCAACCACGCGATGCCGAACTTGTCGCGAAAATTCCAGTCCTCGTCGAGAGTCGCAACAGCGTCGATGAGCATGTCGCGCGCCGTCGCACGCACGACGCTGCCCAACGACGTGCCGACAGTCATCAAGCCGTTCGCGCCGAAGGCGTAGCCGCGGCAGTTCGCGAAGCCGTTGTCCTGATTCGTGGACGCGCCGGTCGACAAGACGCGGAAGCTGCTGGCTGCCGCGTAGATCGAATCGACCTCCGTGACGAGGATGTTCTTGCAGGTCGTGTTGGCGAACATGGCTGCGCCGTAAGCCCGGCCCATGCCGTTCGCGTCGGTGAGGTTGTTGCTCCCGACGAGCGTGATGCCGCCGTAGTAGGTCGGCGGGTCGATGGTCGCCGAGCCGGTGAAGACGTAGAGGTAGCCGCCGCTGTCGCGCGTGTACATCCACAAGCGCTTGGCCTGGAGGCCGTCGCTATCGACGTAGGCGAGGATCTGCGCCTCGGTGTCGGCCTTGTCGTTCGGGTAGCGGGCAACCGCCTTGCCGAATTCATAGCCGGTGCCGAGCGAGTTGTTCGCGGCAGCGCCGAGGATTCGCGAGCCCACGTACAGCCGCATGCCGTAGGGGCCGGCGTAGTTCGCGTTGCTGGTGATGGCGCGCTTCCACAGGCCGGCGCCGACATAGCTCCAGCCTGGGTCACCCGGCAACATTCGCATGCCTCCGAACAGCGTCGGCGGCATTTCCTCATCACCATAGGACTTGACGATGGTGAAGCCGGCGGGGGCATGGTTGGAGAACCACAGACCGGCGCTTGCGGCGGGCGGGGCGTACACACGGCCGCGGCGCAGATGCAAGACGTTCTCGGCGGTGTTGCACGCCGTCACCCCGAGCGCGGTCGTGTTGTAGGGGGTGTCCTTCAGTCCGTTGCCGCCAGCGGCGGCAGCAGGGTCAACGAAGATGAGCTTCGCCGCCATCAGGAGAACCGCCCGTGAGCGATCACGGTGAGCCCGGCCGTCGTGGTGACCTTCCAGCCGCCCGCCTTGCTCGCCATGTTGAGCGGGCGGTCATAGGTGCCAATCGGCATCGACGCCGGCAGCACCTGCATCATCTTGCCGGCCGCGCTGTCGCAGATCGACACCGCGGCCATGCCAGTCATGCCCACTGTGATGGTGAGCGATTCCAGGTAGTCTCCGATGGCGCCACCAGTCGCGCCGAGCACAGGCGTCTCGTTCTGCCCGACGACGGTGATCGCCTTCGTCGCGGCTGATAGGACGGTCAGCAGGCCCGGCGCGGCCAGCGTGATGGTGCCTCCGTTGGAAACGTCGGCGTCACCCGCGGCCAGGGTGTAGTAGTTCGAGTCACCTGCGAACTGCACGCGCTCGCCTGCGACCAGCGTGCCGGTGCCGGCCACCGCCAGCGTGATGACCGTGGCGCCGATGGCGTAGCCCGCGGCGTTGGTCGTTGCGCCAACCGCAGTGCTCAACGCGCCGACGTGCTGATAGCCGGCGTGATTGACGGTGGTGATCGCCTTTTGTTGCTGGTTGTAGCCGGCCGGGGCCGACTCGTAGGTGAATTGCGCCTTGCGGTCCGCGGCGACGTCAACGATGTCTCCGCGCGGACCGGCGTACGAGGTGGAGAATGTGCCCTCGCCGATCCATACCGTGTAGGGCTGACTGCCAGACTCGCTGAGCGCCGCGATGTGCGTGGCGCTGCCTTTGGCGAACGCCTGCAGCGAGTTCGGCGGCACGAGCATGCTGGCCGTGGTGGCGACGACGTCGGCGGCGCCGGCGCGCACGTGGATGGCGAGCGGCCCGGGGTTGTAGATCAGTACGTCCTGCGCCGCTGCGGCGCGCTCGGCAGCGCCGGCGAAGGGCTGCGGCGCGCTGACCGCGGTGGCCGTCAGCGCCTGCCCGTCCGCGGTGATGGGGAAGTTGTTCATGCGGGCACTCTGGCCCGCGCGCGCGCGAAGCTACAGGCCTACCGGTTTGCCGCTCTCAGGCATCAACCGCGCGGGCGGGGGGCGGCGCGGCGAAGCACGGCGCGCGGCAGCCACAGCAGCGCGCGGCCGATCGCGGCCCAGCGCGCGCGCGAGCGCCACGCGACCAGGTCGAGCCGGCAGTGGATGCACAGCCGCGTGTGGCGCCAGGTGCGCTTGCCGCACTGCGGGCAGCAGGTGGCGACGTGCGGGTCGTCCGGCGGGGGCACGGCCTGACGCCACAGCGGGCAGACGTGGTGATGGTGGATGATGTCG